CTTTGGCTTATCCGAAGGTTCACCTTATAGTGCAAGCGGGGGAGTGTATACCTCACGATCCGTGGACCGTTCAACGAATTCAGGTTGCGGACCAATCTTAGGTCCAATTACCCACCGTGGTTGATGAAACATAATGAGTTGGCTCGAGTTCTTCTCGGATACCAACGCAATTTTACCGATCTTTCCAGGTTCCTCCATGAATTTCTTCTCAATGAAGGTTGCATACCTACGTTGGAAGGGAGTCACACGGACCTCTAAACCCTTGGGAGGGTTGAAGCCCAGACCGCCTCGCTCGAAAGGAAGAAACAAATTATAGTTTCCCTTTTTGGTGAATGTTGCGATCGCGCTTTTGTGATAGTGCATAAAGCGGTCATGCGTCCTTAAAGGATTCACACTGCTAGGTACTATTTCATTATAGTAATCCCAGATCGGAGCGAGTTTTGCAGTATCCCGACCAGTAATTTTAGACTGGCCAGTCAGCAAACCGGCATTCAAGTATCCTAAATGTTGGGGAACATTCTCATTATCAGAGTACAACTGTGAATTTACAGTAAAGTACTTCGGATGAATGTAGTTCTTACCCAAGGATAACTCGAATCCCACATGTTTCACCTCATTTTGCCACAAGTCATAGAGATTATCATCAGCGCGAAAGAGGATATCATCCCCATTCAGCAGCACTGGCAAATCTCGAATATCAATCTCACGATCTAGATATTTCTCGAGAGATCTCCAATAGGCGACCAAGTTCACAATACACAGGATAGGGAAAGACAATGTCGATCCCATCAACTGTCCTGTTGTCTGATGAACTGGTGCAAGCCCACTAGAGGCTGGATAATGTATCTCCTGCTCATAAAGTACAGAGCGGAGAATATCCATAGTCTCAGGATGAATCTTAAGAAGACTCATTTTCAAACTAGATTCGAAGGCGGCCTTGGTGTGACGAATATCCAAAGAATCGGTTGCAGCGGAGTAATCCCCGGAAACCCATTTTGGAAAATTCAGTCCCAACTTCCGTTCTCTTTCTTTGAGATTGATCAAGTCTACAGACCCCAGAGGTCGTCCGGTGAGGACGAACTGAGGAAAGGATTGTAAATATTTCCACATGGCCTTCTGATAGAAGCGGGAGATCCAATAGCGATAACTATCGCCTTTTGTGATCAACCGCACCTTCAAAGGTTCCAACACGGCAGAGACCATCACATTATGTGACCCCTCTCTCGCAAGCTTCACCGCTTCGCGAAAGTTTGGCGCGTACTTACCATAAATGGTTTGTACCACCCCGGGACGTGTTTCTACCATGGAAATCAATCCTTCTTCCAATTCCTCCCGAATGAATCCTCGGGCACCACCTTGAGTTCTTTTCGATTGAAAAGACGCCGCTGAGGAAGCTTCAAAGAGCTTCTCTACAGGAGGGCGAAATTTATCGAAAATTTCATCATACCGTGCCTTGTGGTCGGAATCAGGTGCAATACCCCGGGGTTCCGCGGAGAGTGCCGCACGATGCTTCTCGTAAGCAGATTGAACAAAATCATCTGTTACTGGAGCCGCTGCGCGTTTCACCCCTTGCAGAATCCCGAAGAACAATCGGGCATTGCGATCCGTCTTGGAGACAAGACGAGACTTGAGTAGGCGTTTGACTTTACCGATGAACAGAGGATTTCCTTTAAATCCTTCTGGTACATCTGGCAGTGGGTTATTGAGAAATTTAGCCATTGGATAAGCAGTACAGTACTTTGCGTACTTTATAAATTTATCCTGCGGCCAATCTCTCGCAATCAGATAGAATACCATCTGATCCTTCATAGGCAGCGTAAGAAACTTCGGAACTGAATCTGCGAGGACTTCAATGTATCCTCGAGCAAGATAAAGTGCGTCGAAGGCGCTTTCGCCTATGAGCTCGTATTTGGTAGTACGAGACTTGTAATGGACTTTCCTTATTCTTAAAAGTTCTCCATACTCCTTTAAACCATCATTGAAAAGATTCCAGCGATCTAAGTCCTTTTGGGCTTTAGATCCGGTATCTTTGGTTTTAGGAGTCGGAGGCTTTTTAGAAAGTGTAAAGGTAGTCCCCCTCCCCGGACCATTCCGGGACAGGTTTGTCATGATCCCATCGATTAACGTTAGTGAATTAATTTTCACTCGCGTCGTTATCGTGTTCATT